ACGATTCACGGCCTTGACGCGGGCGCGCAGCGTGTGCGCGTTGACGAGGGCCACGCGGGAAGACGATTGCTCGTGGACGTAGTCGACGTGGGGCTCGTGGCGGGCCATCTCATGGGCGCGGGCCTGAATGCCGCTGTAGACGAAGCCGCGATAGTGACGGGCTTGCTCCGAACGGTCCTGTGACCAGTTCCCCAGCCACCCGTAGGGGGAAGCGGAGGACATGCCGCCGATGAGGCGCTCCCCGCGCGAGCGGCGGGCGGCGAGGCGGGAGGCGGACCATTTGCGAAGCGCCTCACGGAGGCGGGGGTCGACGACGTCCATGCCCGGCATTGTGGGCAGAAGGCCGGGGGACGGGCAAACGAGGGATCAGAGGACGGGTTGGCTGACGATGTTCATCTCAGTTCCTGGCCGGGTGAATCGTCTGCCAGCAGTCCTCGCACACCACAAAATCACACTCTTCAAGAGACACCGGGCCAAAGTGACTTTCCCTCTCCGCCACGGCGTCTTCGTCCGAGCGGCCCTTCTCGAAAACACCATGACAGAAGGCACAGGTGAATTCGTTTGGACTCGGAGCAGGTGTCGCCTCGGCCGCAATGACAGGCTGAAGCAGGTTCATTGACCCGCGCCAGCGGCACAGCGCACTGTGGCCGAACGTTGCGCCACAATGGGGACAGGGTTCGTTCGGTTTGTTCATACCCTCATCCTATCCCTTCTCAAACCCCGATCCATGCCCGCTTCCGGTTTTTCTTCAGCACACTCACGACGTAGCGCATCGCGTCCGCGCAATGAAACGAGTGCGGGTCTTCCAGTTTGTCCGTAGGCTCGCCTCGTTCGTCCAGTTCATAGCTGTACGTCTCCAGTTCATTCCGCAGCTCGGTCAGATCGTCGAACACCAGGATCTGATTGAGCCGAAACGCCGCGTACACGCGGTCAATGCCCGGCTCCACCCGGTCCAGGTCCGGCTCTTTCACCGGCAAGCCCGCGGCTTTGAAGGCGTCCCGCCAGCCCTGTTCGATGCGGGGGGCTCCCCCCACGGCGGTCGGAATGCCGCGTTCACCCTTGAGCAACTCCTTGACGTGTTCAGCCGAACTGCGGTTGCCGGCGTGGTACTCGCGATAGGCGTACACGCGGCCCGTGGGCAGCTTGGGACCGCCGAGGCCGTCATGGGGTTCGGCCATCTCCTCGGCGAAAAACACGGCGGCCGTGTTGACCGGACCGAAGTCGAGGCCCACCCAACGGGGCCAGTCAGAGGGCAGGGGGAAGCGAGGGACGACGTGCAGGGCGGAATCGAAGCAGTCGTAGACCAGACCGGGCGGGCGGGTGAAGAGGCCCTCGTAGGCCATGCTGAACTTCCAAGGGGGCATTGTCTTCTTGGCACGGTCCCACTCCGCGCGGGGAAAGGAGGGGTTGTCAATGGACCGAAAGTTGATGATGTCGATGTAAGGGTGGTTCTTTTTGGCCTGCTCCCAGAGATCGTAGAGCTTCTGCTTGATCCAGCCCAGATCATAGGGCCGAGTGGTCAACAGACACCGACCCTCGTTCAGAGAAAGACGGCCCTGAATGGCATCCCAGGAAGCGGCGCGGAACCCCTTCTGACCGGCCTCATCCAGCCAGGCGGCTTTGAGCGTGGCCGATTCGAGCGAGTCGGGATCGCCGGCATGACCGAGGAACACCTGGACTGGATCCAAAGGGACGTAGCCGAAGAGCCGTTTGCATCCTTTGGGACTGAACGTGAAACAGTTCTTGGGGTGGCCGGAGAACTCGCCCAGCTTGAAAACCCGCTTGAAAAGGCGAAGGAACTCGGGCAGCACCTTCTTCTGCATCAGGGGGTAAGTCGGCGAGGCGATGAGGTAATCGCCGGGGCCACAGGCGCGGATCTCGTTCAGCATCCAGGGGGGGCCGATAACGGTCTTGCCGGATTGCCAGCCGGCCAGGACGAGGACGAACCGCTTCGTACTCTCCAGGGCCCGCCGCTGGCCGCGGTGAATCGCCATCTCGAAGTAGCCGTCAGGGGCCTGGCGCGTCTGTTCCAGCATCGTCCGCCGGGGGGAGGGAGTCGACGAAGCGAATGCCCAGGGGGATCTCGCCGCCGTCCGGGCCGCTCACACTGGCCGCACTCAGGCGCGGGTGGATGTACGGGGCGGCGTCCTTGGCGATGGCGGCCGCGTCGTCGAACCGCTTCTTGTCGTAATGGTCGCGCATCACGGCGAGCATCACTTCGAGAGGGGTGATGCCCTGTTCGGCGGCGGCGCGAGCAAGTTCCCGTTCCTTGCTCGTCTTGCTGCCCGCCTTGCGGCCGGCGCCGTCACGTTTGCCGCCGTGCCCGTTCATGATTTGATTGTAGCTTGATTAAGGATCAAAGCGGAACGAACGACCCCACCCTGCCCAAGATCGACTTCGCCGCAAGGCGACAGTCAATGATTCCGCGCCTCTCTCCGTGGTAATCGTACCACGTACTGAGAGAGTTAACATATCCGCAGTTGTTTTTCGTACAGGAGTTACCCGACTGCGGACAGGGCTCCCGGAGCGAGGGCGTAGCGTTTTCGCTGGCCGGCAAGGCCGTGTGATTCGACCAGTCCGAGGCGGCGCAGGCGCCCGAGGTAGTGCCGGCCGTTACTGCGCAGGTGGCGGACACCCAGCTGTTCGGCCATCTGCGGCCGGGTCAGGGGCCTGCCCTCCTCGCGCAGCAAGGCGAGGATGTCCGACTCGCGGTGTCTCAGGGTCAGGTCCGGCAGCAGGTGGCCGAAGCCCTGGTGCATCTGGTGGACCCGGCGGCGGTGCCAGACGTCCGGTGATTTTAGCGGCACGCACTCGCCGTCCTGGGCCACGCGATCATCCTCGTGCAGGTGGTAGTGGACCTGCCGGCGGGTGAATGTCTGGCCGGGGTGCATCTGCATCAGCTGCCGGGCGATGGCCGCATGGGACAGGCCGCGGGCGGCGAGACGTTCAAGGTCTTGCCGCCAAGGGCCTGCCCGTGCGTAGCTGATGCGTGCCCACATGCAGGAGATGGTAGCGATCAGTCGGGCGGGAGGTCTAACGGCGCGTCCCGCTCCCGCGTGAACAGGGCCGGTTCGGACTCCTTCAACACATGCCCCGGCGAGTCGTTCCGCTCTGCCCACAGCCGGGCCAACTCCTCCTGGCAAAGGCGTTGCAGGGCCTGGAGCGTGGCGATCCGCTCCGCGTCGTCCAGCTGCGGAATCAGCCACAGCAGCAGTTCGGCACGCTGTTCCGGTGTCATCGCTCACCCACCTTCTTCCGCAATTCGAGCACCTCTCGGATCAGGCGCGGGGCCAGTTCTCGTGCGAGAGTGAGCGCGTGGGCGTCCGCATGAGCCCTTGCCTTGTCGGCCGTTTCGGGACTCAGGCCTGCCTTGAACAGGGAGGCTTCGCCGCGATCGCCGGGCCGTTCCCAGACCACCAGACCGGCGATCGGGTTCATGGCCTCGATCTGCGTGAGGGCCGCCAGGAGTTCGTCGTTGTTCATCGCTCACTCACCCCTTCCCCGTCAGCCTTCACGTTGGCCGGGATGGCACTGAGCCAGCTCGAACACCTCTCACAAAAACACGCCTCCAGCGGCGCGTCCCCGTGGGCCGGGCCGTCGCCGACGTCGTAGCGGCGGACGCGATCCTTCTGGTTGCATCCTGGACAGACGGGCAGACGGGCAGACGGGAGACGTCTTGTTCGTGGATCACAGGGGTACTCCTTTTCAGTGGGACGACATCGCATATTCCATCGCCGCCAGGCAGTCGTCACAGCGGCCGAAGGGTGCCGTTGGCAGTCTCGGCTTGCCGCACCAGTCACACAGCACTGCCTCGACCGCCGTCGTCGGAAAGCCGGGGTCGGCGGGGCGTATACAGCGACGACAGCTGCCCGGATCGGCCGCGTACAGACGCTTACAATCCTGGTTCGAGCACTGGTATGCGATCATGATTTCCCTCCCGCATTTCACTCCCAATCTCCGTACTGCCAGGCCCTGCGCGCCGCCGCCTGATGGTCGAGTTGGCGCAACTGCTCCAGAGTGCATCGCTGTCCGTCGCGCTTGTCCGGGTCCAGACAGGGGCGGTCCGCCGTGCAGATGCACTTTCCGTCCGGCCCGATCACCAGTGACGGCAACTCCGTGAAGGTGTGCAGGGAAAAGCCGGCCGATGCCAGAGGGCAACGTTCGTACTTGTCGGTTTCGACGATCATGGCTGGCCCTCCGCACGCTCCAGAGCTTCCAGTCGTTGAATTTCCCGAGCGAGATACCATTGTGCCTTCCGCAGGTCTTCCAAGGCGTTGCCCTTCTTGCCCGCCCGGCAGATGTACTTCAGGGAATTGCCGAGACAGAACCCCAAGCCCCACGCTTCTATCACGTTGATGGCCTCAAAGGGGTTGCCGTCGCCGCCGTAATGAGCCGGATGATCGACCGTCTCGCTCACGATTTTCCTCCCGATCCCCACACCAGGAACACACACCCCGCGGCCAGGAACCACGGCCAGCCCTCGCGCCCCTGGCAGGCGATGGCGCCGGCCAGGCCGAGGCAGAGCAGGCCGCTGAGCAGCTTTGTGAATCGCCTCATGCTTCACCTCCGTGTTACGGATCGGACACCTCGAACTCGAAGGGCTCGACCCCGTATTCGTTGTCGAAATCCTGGACGAAAACAGCGGCTTCGTCCGGCAGAACGAACCGGCCCCCGTCGCCGTTCTCCGCCTCCGAGGCGTCGACCTTCCAGGGCCGGCCCGTTTGCCGCAGCAGGGCCAGGGCGATCGGGCAACGCTCGTTGTCACACGGCACACCCGCGGCGATGTCTTCCGCAGTCACTCGGACCTTCATCACAATCACCTCCCGTTGCAGTCCGTATCTCTACCCATCTCCTTGACCAGCGCCGCCGTCAGCGCTCCCCTGGCCGGTGAGATCCCAACCACGAGCGCCAACCCCATCAACAGGCACGTCTGCCGCCCCACCCGCCGCGGACACCAGGGCACGTCGCACCGGCACCGGCAGCTCGCCGCCAACTCGTCGAGGAGGCACAGGGCGTTGCCCCGGCACACCTCGGCGACCTCGACGTCTCCCGCGGTCAGGGGCCCGCGCAGGACGGCGACGGACCATTGCTCCATCTCGCGACGGACAAGGGCGGCAAGGGGACGCCAAAAAGCCACGCTGTCGGTGGGCAAGCGCATCAGGGCTCCTTGTTTGTCAGCTATTCGGGTAACTCCTTGTGGGCCCGTTCGGGACAGAGGTCATGCCCGAAATGCCGCCGGCAGCAATCGGGACAGGCCGGCTTGCCGCAAAGGTCGCACACAAACGCCGCGCTGCGGTCGCAGTGCGAGCATTTCGGTTCAGCCTCGCGACGATCTCTATCAGGAGCCAGATGGATACTGGACACGATGTGTCCTTAAAAGAGAGTGGGCTGTTCGATCCGTTCCCGCTCCAGTTGCTCCAGAAAGTCCAAGTGCCGTTCCAGGAGCATGTCGGTCCGCCCCTTGGACCGGGCCACAGCCGCGAACCGCGAATAGCCCGACCCGTCGCAACTGTCCGCCCCGAAGTCGAACGCCGTCCGCAGCCGCCGGAGACTGTTGACCCGCCCAACGTGAACGTGACATCCCCGCCGGCGGGCCTCCGTACACAGGTCGGCACTGACCTGGCTCAGCTTCCAGCGCGTCGAGCCGCCGACGAAATAGGCGTCCAGGTCGTCAGGCAGCGGAAGCGA